TTTTATTAATCTGCTATGCTTGGTATCTAATACCAATTACATAAAATTGTTTAGTTTTTAATTATTTCATCTTCTTATTTAATAGTTATATTTATCCCGTTTACTTTACCCTGAACAAGCCCAGCAATAAAATCTTCGGGTGTTGTCTTATTAATTAGGTTGTTTAATTTTTTACCCTTATCCTGCATTGCCCAATACAATGAATCTAGCGCACTAAAATTCCTTAATTGTTGAATATAAGCTTTACGTAATTCAATGTATTTTGCGTCATCAATATAGCATGTTTCAAGTGCCTTTTCAGTACACTTTACTTCTATTGTTTCAATGCCAACTTTCATAAAAAACTTGTTAGCGTTTTTACTTGCTTCCTTTCTTTTGTTGGCAATATATTTACCGATATACACCTTTTCTTCAAGGCGTGCCGTTGCAAGTAGTGCTTCAACTTCTGCTTTTAATAGTCCAACCCTGTTTGTAGCTGCGCTAATTGTAGTAGCTTCACCATAAATATTTGATGAATCAATTGTAGTTAAATCATCTACATTAATGGTTTTGTCTAAATTGTCATGTTTTAAAATTAAGGTAGTATCACCTATTTTAATTGGATATTCCATATTATTTTAATACTTTAAATGTTGAATTTTCTTTTAGGGTAAAAACGTTTGCTTTATCCCATTTGGCTTCATATTTTAGTTCGGCATCAAATATAATAAATGAATTTTCAATACCTTTAAACAGGCTTTTAAATGTTTCATATTCGTTGCTCCATAATACTAATTTATGAATCTTATAATTGCTTTCAAATGTTAAAAAAGCAAAACTTCCACGTGAACCTTTCCTTACTTTGGCTTCAATTACGTAACCACCATAAGAGCGCATTACACCCCTATTTTGTTTTAGTGAAAAATCACGGCTTGAACTAAATTGTGTTGAAATCTCATGTTTTTTGACAATTTCTTTAAAATCAATTTGTGCAATACCTGTATATTTCTTTTGTTGTAGTTTCCACCACCATTTTTCGCCAGTTTCGCCAATAGTAAAAATATCTCTATGCGGGTTTGATACCCTAACTTTTCTAAACATTCTAAACCTACGTAATAACGAAAAACGCTTTTGCTCATTACCTGCAAAGCCATACAAAATATCAAACGCTCCAGAAGCAATCAATGCTTCAAAGGTTTGTTTTTTTACCTTACTTCCTTTAAAAGTATGTCTAAAATAAAAATCTGCAAAACTCTTATATTTACCACCTACATTTCTACACTCTATAATTTGGTTGGCAGTAGCTTCACCAATACCTTTAATTGATTCTATGCCCCAAAACACGGTTTTTTCTTCCATGTTTGAAACCATCTTAATTTGAGAATTATTAATATCTGGTGGTAATACCTTAACGGCATTTGTTTCGTTAATTTCGCTTAAAAATTTAAGTACATCCTTTTCGTTTGCAAATGACAAACTACTTGTCCAGTATTCAATTGGATAATGCACTTTTAGCCATTGGCAAATATAACCAGTTTTAGCATAGGCGGCGGCGTGACTTCTATTGAAAGAATATTTAGCAAATTCAATCATAACTTCCCAAGCTTCTTGGAATTGTTCTTCGGTAGCACCGTTCTTTAAATATCCTTCTTTTAGGCGTTCTTCCCAAATAGCTAAATACTTTAAATTCTTTTTACCCATTGCACGCCTAACATCATCAGACTCCTGCTGTGTTAAATTACCTAATGTACGGCAAACCGCCATAATTTGTTCCTGATAACATAAGATTCCATAAGTGTCTTTAGTGATTTCTTCTGTTCCCCATAAATATTTGGGGGCACGACCTTCGTTTTTACATTTTACATATAAATTGTGATAGTTATTTTCCATCGGTCCAGGACGATATAACGATACCGTAGCAATTAAATCCTCAATATTGTCTGGCTTTAAGTACTTGGTGTATGCACTTAACGGGTCTGTTCCCATTTGAAAAACATCACCGTTCCAACCATTACTAAAATACCTATACACTTCATCATCGTGCGGTAAGTTGTAAATATCTGGAACTTCTTTACCATTTCCTTCAATAAGTTTCAATATTTTAGCAAACTTGTCTAGCTGCTTAATCCCTAAAATATCTTCTTTTAAAAAGCCTGCATCTTCAATTTCACCACCACCCCATTCTGTAACAATTAATCCATTTTGCTTACGTACTGGTGTCCATTCTTCACTTTTCATTACGCTTGGCATTATGACAACCGCACAAGCATGAATTGACTTTGATTTTGGTTGCCCTAATAAACTAGGCATTAAATTAAAAATGTCTGAATTTTCCTTAATAAACTGCTTTAATTTTGGTTCTTTTGCACTACGTTTATATAAATCAAGCATTGTTGAATCTTTATCATCAATTATACTTGTAATTACATTGGCATTAAATACATTATTTTTAAACTGCCTGTCTAAATCTTTTAATGCTCCCTTTAATTTTAAAGTTGAAAAAGTACCAACTGAAACAACCTGCTTTTTACCAAAACGTTGTTCCATGTATTCCTTAATTTCGGGGCGGCGTGCCGCTTCAAAATCCGTATCAATATCGGGTAGAGAACCACCCTGTAATTTAGTACCTTTTATTTGTTTTATATTAGTAACTTCCATATTAATAAATTTCTATTTCGTTAGGTTTTATTTCGGCAGAACCACGAATTTTAATACCCATAAACCTCAATTCTCTGTGTGGCATAAAATTAAAAATTGTACCATCTAAATAACGCTTATAATCATACAAATCATTATCATTTAATATTATTACTTTTGGTATATGTCCACGGTTTTTACACCTAAATCTATGGATTTGTTCATATATTTTTTGCTCATATAACTTACCATCCATAAATATTAGTATTTAATTATTTTATCGCCAATTTGTAAATCTTCAACATAAATATTGATTTCAATATTGTTTCTTAAAATCTTAACTATTGACTTTTCATTAAGCTTAATATTTCCATTGTTTGTTTCAATTAAATATGCTGGGCATTCTACTAAAGAACCCATACGCCCAGTATTTAAAAACCTTGCAAAAAGTAAATCAAATTCAATTGGGTCAATTTGTATAATTCCTAATAAGTAACTAACTAAACTACCACCAGCTGAACCACGACCAATTCCAACTAATATTCCTTTTTTTTCTGCAAATTTAATAATATCATAAAGTACCAAAAAGTAATCAATTACATCACCGTCACGCAAAACCTTAATTTCTTCCTTTAGTCTAGCAACATATTTCTCTTTGTCTGTTATATTACGTTTTTTAAAGCCTTCTGACACTAAGTGTATAAAAAGCTTTTCTTTACTAGAAAACCTCTTAGATTCATCCTCAGTCATCTCATACTTTGGCAAATGCCTTGAAGTAGTATCATATTGAAAATTACATTCACTAGCAATTTTTTCCAAATTTGCCTGTGCAACCTTAAATAGTTTCACCCAACTCTTATTTCCTTTTTCAAACAACGAAATTAATTCCATTGCATATTCATCACTGGTTTTAAAATATTGGTTTTTGGTTTTGTAATCAAATGACCTTGCAATGCCCCATAATTTTTCACGAACCCTATATTCGTTTTGTTCTAAATAATATGCATCACATATTGCAACGGGTTTCATATCAGAAGAAATAAATTCCTTAAACTCCTTTACAAAATCAACATCCTTCATTTCATCATCAAATAATACTGTATCTAATTGGTAATATTCTGTAATATTTGAATAATTAGCAAACGGTGATTCTTTTGGGTCAATAACTATATGCAGGTTGTACATATTTTCAAGTAAAAATTTTTCATCAATGCTGGGTTCTAAATCAACATTTAGTTTGTATGTAAATTTCAATAAATTTTGCCACCCTATAAAATCCTTACAGTAACATTTTACTGAATATGTAATTTTTTCAGAACGTTTAACTAACATTGATAATCCAATTACTGGTTTAATGTCATTATTATTACACTCCTTTTGGAATTCAAGTGAACCTCCAACATTATTTTTTTCGCAAATGCCAAGTGTACTAATTCCTAAGAATTTAGCTTTTTTTACCCATTGTGAATATAGCCCAACACCATTTAGTAATTCATTACCTGAATGTACACCTAAAAAAGTATTATTTGGTATTTTCACTTTTGGTGTGCCTATATATTTTAATGGCTGCATAGTTACATCACTGTCATTTTCTTGTAAATACCAAGCCCCACAAAATTCATAAACAAAACCATCATTTTCCTGCTCCGTTTGATGTTGTGGTAAAAATTCATAATCTTCATTAAATAATAATTCCTTATTATCTACAATCTCATATTTTTT